ATACTCCCCTACTACATTATCTGGATTTTGTCCTGAATGGTATGCCCCCGGCTGCAAAATTCGTTTCTCTTTAACTTGCTCAGGACTTAAACTAGCATCAGGACAGAGAACATGGCTATTAGAAGCTACTAAAATCCTATCTTCCTTATAAACAGGAAATATCCCTAAACTGCCTGCGGAAATAAGCCAGTTTCCTATACTAACTCCAATAGTTACAGGACGAGTTCTGGCTGTCTTATCTGCTTTTAAAGCTTTTACTTCACCGATTTCAACAACATCTAACCTTGTCTCATTATAATACCTTGGAATTAAATCCTTTTTACTCACATAATCTACAGGCAGTTTCTTTTTCACATATACTCTAATACCTCTTTGCTCTGTTTCTTTGCCCTTTTCTATTACTGGTAAAAGTGTATTGGAATGGCCTATATATCCTCTTTTTTCTTTGAGCTGTTTGTGTAGTGCTTTTATCATAACTAACCTCCTGCTTTTCTACTCATCCCCCATATGATAGAGGATAAAATCAAACCACTTCTTTCCATATACATACATCTCCCCCCTATATGCATTCTCTGTTCCCTTCATTGGTTGAAGCAGGTCATAGAAGGGGTAATATTTATAATCAAGCTTAATCCTCCCCCCTTCTTTCCTGATGACAAAATCACCAAAAGGGACTACCACATTACAAGGGTAATAATTTTTTCCTTTTCCATCTTTGATTTCCTTTGTCAAAACATGCTGTTCACCAATGAAAACAGCATAAAGCCCATCATCAATCATCCCCCTCCCCCTCTATTTCTAGAAATGGTATCCACCCCATTTTTGAGGTCATTTCTACCTCTCTATATTATTGTACTCACTTTACCCCATTTCCTTAATGACCCTCTTTCTTCGCCCAACAACCATCTACAGGATGCACTCACACCAACTGCTAATTTCCACCATTCTTTATCTTTCACATCCTTATTACCTTTCCTCATTTTTTAAGAGATAAACTTATATCTCTATTCCCTCTTTTCGCCATTGTTTTAAATATTTTTTATACCCAGTACTTTCCTCTGTCACTTCTGGTTTACTTGCATCTGCTATGTCATTTAGTATCTGAGCAAGACGGTCAATACTAACTGTAATCCACCCCTTAAGTCTCCCTTGGTCATCAGTAACCTCTTCTAAGAGTATCTCACCAGACAGGTGATAGGGAATTTCTGTTTGGCGGCCATCTATGCTCTTCTTCCTTGCTTTCCACTTTGCCTTTGTTTTATCAATGACATACTTTGAAAGTTTTTGTTTTAATTCTGTTTTTGTCATACTCCCCCCTCCCCTCTTAAATTATGAATCTTCTTAAAACAAGACGATAAGTATCGGTAGATGTATTACGAAGCCTCGTGTTAGAGCCAATTGCTACGAAAGTAATTGTCTTGTCACTTGGTGCCCCACCTATCCATGATGATATATCATCACAGTAGAACTCAAGATGTACTAATGTCGAGTCAACAACTGCTGTAAAAATGCCATTAACTGCAATTGAATAACTTGCATCTCCTGCTAAGGAAGTATCCACTACTTCACTAAAAGCCCCTGGTTCTGCCCTAGACGAAATAGCTGCATCTAAATAAGATGCTCTAGTAGCTGTATAGTCTGCTGCACTTGGAGGAGTATCAGTAATATCTGCTTGCAAGTGGTCTATCTTAGCTGCTCTAGTATCATCCAAATTAGTCAGTGTTCTCGTAGTATATCCCCAAATTTTTTTTATTAAGCTCTCCCACATTCCATATAAACTCATTGCATCTACTCCTTTAAGAAATTAACAAACCGCTTACCACAAAAGAAATCAAATCAGCGACGCTCGCTTGACATCTAAGAGTTTCTGGATTTTTTATACTAATACCAGTGATTTGGTGTGTTTCATGAGCAAGAATTTCCTTGTCATATACAATCCAATCCTCCCCTGTTGCTGTTCCAGATGCATCCGTATGTGCCAAACGATATGTTCTAGTAGAAGCATCCTGATTACAAATAATTACATTAACTATAGCTTCCTCCCCGCTTGCTGGTGCGTATAATTCTGCCTCTGCAGTATCTGCTGGTCTTAAAGCTGCCAACCTTTTATATTCTTTTCCCATTCTACACCTCCTCCTACATCATAGCAAAAAAGAATGCTTGAATTTCAACATCAACAGGCAACGGACTGTTAGTTACCTGCTGCCCAAATTCCACTTTTGTTAAAGTTCCTGATATTACAGGATCATATATAGTCACTGTGGTATCCGTGCCATCATAGCTTGACTCTTTTACATGGCTATAAACCATGGCGCCATCAACTGTAAGTCTAACTGCCCTTTTATGTGTATAAATGCTAGTGTCATTAACAGCAAGAACCTTAAATTGAGTGCTACTTACTTTACTAATAGACTCATTTTCCTCTTGCCACCAATCTGAGCTAGGTGCGCCACTCTTCAAACTCCCATCATCTGCAATACTGACATTTATCCTAGTAGGTGGATCAGCAGTTGAACCTTTAAGTGGGTCAAGCCATTCATCCACTTTGTCAATAAAACTATTGAGGGTAGTATGCCAAAGAGCATCACCCTTATTTTGCTTATACTGCGTAAATTCGCCCATTATAGACTCTCCCTAAAGTTTAATGTTACTTCTGACCAATCTGCAAAAGTTTCAGTCAATGGTGAAACATCTTTAAGCCTACCATAGAGGGAAGTAAATATTTTCTTACCTCCACTGCCCTTTGGAAATAACTGCAGAATAATATCCTTCCTAATCCCATAACTCCCAATAAGCTCCAAGAAGTTCTCCCATCTATCAGTTCTTGTAACAGTAGGAAAATGTAATTCTATGTCATATCTTTTAGTCCGCACATACCGAACTGGCTGTCCCCCTTTGGTATAATCTACCTTTGTCCTGTCTACCGGGGTAAACCCCCATTTATAGGTGAAATTATTGGTAGGTTCAAAGTAAGAACCTAACATAATTCGCCCCAATTCTATATAACCATCTGCATTATCATCATCTGTAAAATACACTCGCCAGTAGCTTGCTGTTATACTGCCTGCACTAAAATAGTATATACGAACATTATCCGTAAAAACCTCATCCATTTCACTCTCAAGGGGCACGCCACCATAACCGTGTAAACCATAACCCCCCTCACCATACCCCCAAACAGTTTCCCAACCATCAAATGTTTCATCCAAAAGTAGATTACTAACATAGTCATCACTATTGGTAGCAGTAACCCTAAATGTGCCCTCATAAGTGAGATTATGGTTAATTAGGGCAATCATATTTGCTGTAATCGCTGCATTTATGCTAATATATTCCCCTGTAACTGAGGTACTTCGCCAAGTTTTCTTTCTCCTTTGATCTTGTAAATTTGAAACCTCATATCCAGTAGCTTCACTACTAGCTGTAAGAGTAGCTGCATCAAATGCATCGTTATCATAAAGAAATCGTATGTTTGCTATACTCATAAACTCTCCATAAATGTAAAACTAAGTGAACTTCTATCTAAATAATCTTCCTGCACCCTTGAGTTTCTTATAATCGACCCATAAAGAGTAGTATGAAGTTTCTTTTTATTATATGAATCATCAGGAAAGAGTTGTATTACTATATCTTTCCTTCTTCCATACCTTCTTAGAATATCAACCATAAAAGACCAATTTTCTACACTAGCTAAATTCTCAATCCTTAGCTGAACTTGATATTGCCTACTTTGTATATATGTGATTGGCTGGCCACCTCGTGTATACTTTACTGTGGAGCGGTCTTGTGGAAGAAACTCCCAATGATATCGAAAATTAACAGCCGGTTCCCAGTAATATGTTACAAATAGTCTACCTAATTCAAAATAACCATCAGGGTTATCAGGATCATAAAAATAAACAGTCCAATACCGTGCTTCCGTGGCAGTAAAATAGTTAACATGCACGATTTCTTTTTTTGTATCATCTTGTTCATCCCATACTGTAAGGTAACCTGTATCTAATATTAAATCTGATGTATAATCAGCATTATCGGTAGCTGTTACCCTCACTTGGCCATTAGCCGTAAGATTATGATTCACTAAAGCCAGGGCATTCGCTGAAAGTTTTAATTCACCCATGTCCATCCTAATATATTCACTGTCTAATGAAGTACTCCTCCATACTTTCTTCCTCTTTTGGTCTTTAAGATTTGAAGCAGGAAAACTAGCATTCTCACTACTGGCAGTGAGAGTACAGCTATCAAAAAGATCATTATCATAAAGAAAACGTATACGTCCCATCTTACCCCCAAAGCCTTATGGTTGTTTCACTCTCATCATAGTCCTCTTCAACATCAATTAAAACATAATATCCATCTAAATTATATCTATCCCTGCTATATTTTATGTCATCTGATAAATTTTTCCCAAAAACTTGAAGATTTATCTTATCAGTAATAATCATCCTCTTCTGCCCAAACAGCGTAAGATATCTAGATGCAAGAGTATCAGCATCATCACTATTCCTTAAAAGTGTATCCACCACCTTCTCTTCAGCTAGTACATATAAATTTTTAATCGTGCTATCCTCACTTGAGGTATATCGATACTTCTTCTTCAACCACTCTTTCCTATCTAGGCTGACTGAATCTCCAATCCCCGTAGTCTGCACAGTCCAGTTTTTATCATATCCAATAGACGTCTTCCAAAGAATAAGTGGGTGAAACTCTGCACTAAACGCGCCATCATGCCCCTCCATATCTGTAATTTCTGTATCACTGCTAGACCCAGGGACGTCTATCCGCCATATTTGAAATTTCCCATCACGACCAATACCATATGCACCTAAGACAGGTATCACAAGCTCATCTAGGACATTTAAGAGAGTAGTTTTACTATCAATATATATCCCAACCTCCCAAGGCACATCCGTATTAAATTGAGTTAACATGGTAGAGTCTATCTCCGATGCATCAAAAACAGGCTGGGCATATGTTTTAATCAGATATTCAACAATATCCCCCACCTTATACAAAAAAGTTCCCCCCGGTGTCGCTCCACTCACATCACACGTGACGAACCCACTAGGAGCAGCAGATAATGTAAACGTGCCGTTGGTTAGGTCCTTACTAGCAATAGTAACAGGAACACCATCATCATAGGCTGCAGTGACATCAGTTATCTGACCATCATGCACCTGATACGTATATGTTGTGTCGTCTATCAATACAGGAGTAATGTTCTTACAATATCCAAAACATAAAGGTATAGGACTGCCTACATTGCTTGAAGGCATATTAGTAGAAGCTGAAAAAGTATTTGGGGGTATTTTAGCCTCAAGCCTCTTCTGCCCATCATATACTGGGATTCTTATCTCAGTATCAGTCACCTCAGGGTCTTTCATCTTTCCCTGAAAGATTGTACCACTTACTGTCCAGTCACGATTACCTGCTTCTATAGTTATATCTTGTCCATTAAAGGTCCACGTAGTAGACCCATTGATATAATCATCAAAAAACCCGTCCCCATTTTTCAATACCAACTCCCCCCAGCTTATCATACTCCTACCAAAAAGAATTTCTTGCATACTTCTTGCCATCCTAGGAATGCCTACCACATACGGTTCATAATACGTTCCATTGTAAACATCTCCATGTGTGCTGAGGTAGAGAGTCTTAGTCTCTGAAGAGCTTTTTACAGTAAGAGTTACATTATACACAATGTCTATATCCAGCTTTTTAATCCATTCATCAAAAGTCATATCACAAACTCCCTTGCCTGTCTGCTCTTATGAAGCCAACGTTTAATTTCCTTACCATCTAGTTTGATCGGCGCATCTATTATAACCTCTATTGGCCTCCTATTTAATTGTTTAGCCAGCGCTTTTGCGAGCTTGTCATAATCTATCTCAGCCCTGATAGCTCCCTTTGATAGAGGGATAACTGCCTCTGGCCCAGCCTCAGCGATGGTAGTTATCAAGGGCCTATTCACCAGACCCCCCTCTTGGAGCCCTTGAGGAAGATAATGCCATTCACGAGACAACGGCGTTTGATACCAACCATGCTCTGCAGCAGTTGCCTCAATAGCACCCCAGCGATATCCCGCCTGCCTAAGGGACTGTTCGATTTGGGAAATTGTACGGCCAAGTCCTGAGAGTCGTCCAACCTCAGCCCATATTTCCTGTCTTAGACTGGCAGGTGTCTGAAGCCACCATTCTCTTTGAGGGACATTAAGAGGTACTCCATCCTCCCTTCTAGGTTCAGGTTTCTCCTCTGGTTTTTCAGGCATTAGCAAGTCTACTATTTGGTCTAATCTGTTATTAGTCTCACTTATAGCCTGCAAACTATTATTTATACTCTCCAGTCGAGCAGCTAGAGTATCTTCTGCATTTTGAATGGCCCCTTTGAGCACCCCTGCCTGCATCTCAATCTCTGAAATTTGCTGATTTGAAAAATTAGTTATTTCACCAAGCACAGACAGTACATCTTGCCAGATGTCAATATATGTCTGACTTGACTTAAACATCTTATTAGCATAATCAAGATAGGTGGTGTAAAAATCCAAGAAAGCCTGAGCAGCTTCAGGCGATGTTAATGCCCCAGCTTTTAACTTTTCATATTCAGCCCTTATTTGCGGCCAAGCTTGGGCTGGGGTAAGTGGTGATGGTCCACCAAATCTTAACTGTTTCACTGCCTGTATGGCAGATTCATTAACCCTCTTCCACTCCCTTCTTATGTTCTCAAGTTCACTCAGTCGTTCTCTATAAGTATCAATAACAAACCTTGTCTCCTTTTCTATCTGCTCTCTCCTCTCCTCAAAAAGCCGCCTTTGGTCTTCTATTTGTTGCCGTATCTCCTCCTCTGGTTTACTTTCCTCTATCCCAGCCAACATTCTCCGTTTAGCCACACCCAACTGTCTAATCACCCAATCAATATCCAACCCTAACTGCTGCACCACCTCTTGATGGGCATATACAAAACGGACTGCTGCATCATACCAATCATTCACATCAGCTACTGCTTTTTCATAATCACTCCTAGTATCTAGCCACTTACTTATAGGCCCCCAAAATGTTGCTGCTAAAGCTTCATTCACCCTATCAATAGAAAGCCCCAACATGTCTGCTTGTGCTACCATGTCTCGATACCACAAGTCAAGTTTTCTGAATTCATATGCTGGCTCTGATAATGTATATTTAGCAATAATGTCCTCAACATCTGAAATAAAATCAACTACTGTCGATAAGTATTTATTAACTGTTTGTCCAAATTCTTCTGCTTTCTTTTTAACCTCTTCTTCTTTTAATCCCTGCACCTCACCTTTATACTTTTCCAGCATATTCACGAGTTCATTAGCGATTTCATCCTTATACACACTAACCAATCCCTCTCCATATTTATCCATTAAGTCCATGATTGTTTTGGCATATGTAAAAGCAACACCCAGAGAAGGCAATACTTCTCTACTAAGTCTCTCATACAATTTTTTCATTTGTTCATTCCAGCGATGGCCAATCCCACCAACCAGCTCTCCAATTTTAGGTAAGCCAAATTTCTCAAATAAATTCACACCAAGTAATCTATTATATTCTTCTACAATTGGCACTGTCCAAGCATTATATGTTTGTGATACTAACTCATTGACAAACTGTTTAGCCAGATTTTCCATGTTCTTTTTACCAGCACCAAAAGTCATCTCAATGCTGGGCAATTCTTCAAACCTCATTGTTGAAGGAAGAATGTTTTGGTAAAAATCAATCAAATCATCCACAAAACTGCCAAATGCTTGTGTAATCTCATCCATACCCCCCTTTACATCTCTTTTTTCAATTACTGTTACTCTAGCAAATCTAGTTTTATACATTGCATAAATTTCAGTGTGCTCATCTAAATACTTTTCAATTTCTCTCATATACCCTTCAACATAATCTAGACTATCACTTAAACCTTTTAGCGATAATTCGGCTGTTCCACGGATAGTTGGCCATGTGCGACCAAAACCAAACAACGCACCTGGCCATCCAAAAAACATATACTTTTCCATCCACGAGGGTTTTTCAAGACCAATCCTAGTTGCTGGTATCCCCACTGCACCAGCTCCAACACCCACCCATTCAACTCTACCTTTAAAAATTGCTCTTGCAATCTCTGCTGATGCAATGATTGCTGTGGCAATCATAGGATGGCCTGTAAACATAGCCGCTGCTGCCCCAACACCACCAACAGCTCGCCAAGGTTCACCCCTTACCATCCCAGCAATACCATACACAGCAGTGCCTAGTGTTCCTAATAATCCACGAGCACCACCAGCCATTGAGTGCATTGACTTGAGCCAATCAGTAATCATCTCTGCTAAAGCACTTGACAATGACCGTCTAATAGCGGCCCAAACACTATTTGCAAAATCCCTAAAAGAAGCAAACCCCTGCATAGCTTGGTCTAGAAAATCAGCAATATTTTGCCTTATCTCATACCAAACTGACAGGTATACTTCCTCAACCTCCCCACCACTCTTCTTAATCTCCTCATTAACCTCTCTAACTTTCCCTCCATACCTTTCCCAAGCACTAGTAATCCCCCGCACATAAGTTTCCTGTGAAATCATCCCTGCTTCTAGTAGCTTGTTTAACTTCTTCACCTCTTCCTGATACCGCTCTAGTGGGGTCCTAGTTGCTTTCCACACTGCCTCAGCCTGTTTTTCCATCTCCCCATAAACGCCCCTAATATCCTCAACGACAGCCTCTGCTGCCTTTTCCAGCTCCCCCAACTCCTCTTTCCCTGTCTCTCCTACCCCACTTAAATCTGCCACCAATCCTTTAGTCTCTTTTCTTATACCACGGATATCTGCTACAATGGAGGATGCTGTTTCTCTTATTCTGGCATCCAACTTAACCTCTTCCATCTTTCCTTCTAAACCTTCCAACTCTTTTTTAATTTCCTCATAGGCACTCTTCCTCTTCCCTATCTCCTTAACATAATTTTTCAAATCCTCTGTAGCCTCTTTAATCACATCTTTATCTCTACTAATCAATGCGAAAAACAAAGCCATAGTTTTTACTATGACAGTAAGAGAGTCCTTTAAAATCCTCACACTATCAATAGTAACCCCAATAGCCTTAGCCGAGGCTTCCATGGCCCCTACAATGGCCTCGCCTACCCTAAGTGCCCACTCATCCAGCTTCCCCTCTTCCTGTAGCTCCTGTATACGGTCATTCAATGCAGTTAGAAAAGCAGTTACCTCATTATATGTCCCCTGTTTCATGAGGGTATCTTGAAAGAGTTGCCAATAGGAACGCAACTCCTCAATCTGCCCGCCCAAGGTAGACATCTGCCTCTGCATCATTCCACCAAATTGGTCTCGCATATAACCCATAAAAACATCAATCACATCCTGCATATCCACCACGCCAGCAGCAATCGCCTCATTTAGCTTCTCTAACTCTGCCCGTCCTATGTTAAATCCACTTTTCAATGCATCCCCAACATTCACCCCTGCATTACTCAACTGCATCAAGTCCTGTGCCATGACCTTCCCCGTGGCAGCCATCTGGCCAAAAGCATAAGCTAGACGGGGCAATACTTCCTTCCCCATAGCTGCTGCTGTATCACCAAGGGCAGTCATAGTCTCAATAGTGGGGTCAAGGCCATATGCCTTTAGAGTCTTGTATGCTTCCATTACCTCATTTATACGGTATGGTGTCTGGGTAGCAAATACCAGCAGTTCCTGAAACTTCTTATTCCCCGCATCTATCCCTTTCTCCAATACCTGTAGCGTCATCCGATACTGTTCAAATGAATTGGCCACTTCTATTGTCTGCTTGGCAATATATCCCAAACCTAGACCAAGTAATGCACCCTTCAGGCTAAATACAGTAGAGGTAAGGCGATGCATCCCTGCCCGTACTCCCTCAATCCCCCTTCTCCACAAGCTGACCTCTCTGGTAGACTTTTTTACCTGCCTATCAAGGTCTGCAATAGTCCCCTCAACAGCTTTGACAACACCGCTCGCTTTATCCTCACCAAGCAAAACAAACTTAAGTGTCTTCTCAGCCATCTATCTCTTATCCTCCCCCTCTTCCTCTTTCTCCTGCTTAAGCATTATGCTAGTCAACAAACAGAACCGCTCTATAAATTCCAACCTCCCCTCCACCCCAAACTCCTTCATAATAAGCGCCAACCCATCTACATTCAGAGTATACCCACCAAAGCCATTCTGCATTACAAGAAGGGGAAAATAGCGGACAAAGACATACCAGACAAACGCATTCTCTTCTGTAGGATCTACCCACCCACACTCTTCACATGTGGGTCTAGGCCAGCCCATCTCTCGCATCTGTTGACACTTTTCACATGTCACTTCTACTCCATCTTTTATCCCTTGTTGCCTCCTCCGCTGCCATTCTGCAAACTGGATAAGTTTTTTTCCTGTTCCTCCCTATACCTACGACGAAAATCCTCAAACTGGCTCATTACCATACGAGAAGCCTCTATCCATGTCACCCCCAGCATGGGGTACCCCCTCTTCACCAAAGCTAGCTTGTTCTCTCTTGTGCAAGGTAGCTCCTTCTCCTTCTCATCCACCACCCCTTTCCAATCCTTTACGATGTAGTCAATCAAAGCCTCATTCAGCCCATCATTGTCCACCTGGGTGGTGCGCTGAGTCTCCCTACGACCCTGCACAAAAACTGTCTCTACCTTTTCTGTAGTATACCTCTCTCTCAACCCACTATACACTTCATCAGTCAACGGGTTAATCAAAAAGGACACTTTATCCCGCTCATCTTTAGAGAACTCCCCTAGCTCTGACTTATCAAACAGAGGGTCACTTGCCTTGATCCATACTGGTTCTGGTGTTAATTTAAATTTAATGCCCATTACTATGCTCCTCCTTTTCTATCTATTTTACACTCCTCTCTAACCTAATATATCCCCAGACCTAGTATTCACTAGCGTAATCATAAACGGCTCAGTGCAAGGCATGCCATTTGGAGTGGCAACACAAGCGTCCAATTGCAAAGTCACTGTATGCCCTATCTTCCCGGGGCCTCCTACTGGCGCAGTTGCTGTGACAATCTTAGCTGAAGGGGCTTCTATTTTGAACATGTAACTGTTAGCATCTGTGAAGGTGATATCCAGCTTCTGTAGAGTGGCACTGTTAATTGCAGTAGTAAAATCATTCATGCTATACTTATCAAAAGTCAACTCCAGTGTAGCAGTGGGAAAACCACCCCCAGTTGGTTCACTAATATCATTATAACTGGCATCACGGTTCTCTTCCATTGGACGGTCAAAAGTCAACCTAATAGTATGTGGATATATCTTATCACTATCACTCAGTGCAGCCCCATCCCTGGCATTCATCCTAATCTTAGCATTATCATCAAATACCACGCAGTGATACCTGTCTGGATAGGTTACATTAGCTATCGTGTCTGTACTGTTTACCTGGCTCTCTGTTTCCCACTTATTGCCAGTGCAATTAAACTCTGCTGTAACAATCTCGCCTACCGTCGCATTAAAAGAAAAACCAGTAACCTTGAGACTGGGAATTTCCCATACTTTGTCAGTTTTCTTCTTGATTACAAACGTTCCAAACAGCCCATCATTATTTGGTGCAAGCCTAATTTTATGTTCCCACTTATCACTTCCACTGCTGATGCAGGTAGGGGTAGCTGTAGAACCCATTCCACAAGCAATCAGCTTATCCAACCCCATATACCGCATGTTTGCGCCTAATGTTCCTGAAGGTGCTGGATAAAAGGTATCAATCCGCTCAGTAATAAAGTTCACCCCCAAGGACTCATCTGCAATAGGCGTCCGCCCAATATCCCCTAGTGCCTCATTGGTAATCAACACTCCATCTCCACTTCCACACTCCACTGCTGTCCGCCAGCTAGCCGCCTTTTTAAATGCTGCTATAATCTCTCTTCCTGTTATTGCTGCCATTCTCTTTCACCTCCTATACTCTCATCATTACTTCTACCTAATTAATAAGGAAATTAAGTCTAAAAATTTATGTGTCTTCAATGCAGTCATTTATTATCTGGTATTGAGCCGCCCAAAAAACTACCTGTGGGGTGGAATACAGCTCCCAAGCCCTCACTGGTTTGAGCGGTCTGATGGATAGGCCAAAGGTCTTCTCCTTCAACTTCCCCATTACATCCTTCAATATTGTATATGCACCCTTATCTCCACCTCTAGCCTTTGACTGGTCTCGGTAACTCTGGCTTATAATCAAGAGGTCAACCACCACAGTCTCCCGTGTACACTCTTGGTCCGCATACTCATACTCTGCTGAAGACACTTTTACCAACACGGCTGGAAACTGATTTACAAAAAACTTTGTCAGTGCCTCCTCACTAGCCAACTCACCCGCATACCCTTTCAGTGCCTTCAAGTACCCACCTTTTTCTTTTAATAAAGGTTCCAAAGCATCCAAAACCTTATCCTCATAATCCTTCAAACTATACACTCTGTTATTCCTCTTTCATCACATGTCTACTAATTATCTTTACTACCAAATCCCAATCCCCTTCCCATAACCCCTCAAACGGTAACAACATCCTCTTTGGGACATCACCCCAAGGGATAGGCGTCCCTCGTTTTGTCCTTCCATACTGTCCTTTTCTAGCTCCAAACTGATGAGTAGGGGCATATCTCACCTCAGTCCCCCACTCTACCCCTCGTTGACTAAAGGTGTAAACAAAACTTTGCTGTAATGTACCCATATCAGCCAATATCTTTGGTCTACCCTTACCTTTACCTTTCCTCCGCCTTGCAATGGTCACAGGGCTAAGGGGTTTCCAAGGCTGCCTGTATGGGTCATGTTCCCTCCTCCACCCCCTCTGCCATCTACCAAGCAATGCCTCACCTATCTCTCGCATTGCTGGGGCGAGGTCTCCCAATGCTCTTGCCACTACCTCAGCCTTTTTCCTTGCCTCTCTAGTATCTACCTCAAACTTTATCATGTCATTTCCACCAAATGGCCTTAGTCAGCACAGCAGTAAACCCACCGAAAAACCCTGTCACTGCGCTCACCCCCCTATCTCTCCACCTACGTGTCTCCAATTTCCTAAACCGCTCCCCACACGCATGTTTCTGGGTAGACAGGCAGTCATTTATGTTCACTATATACTCAAACAAAATATTCAACTTCACATTCACATCTGTAATCTGTCCAAAATCCTCTCTACTAATTGGTCTCATCCCTGGTGGCATTTTTCTCTCTCCTTTCTTTGTGGCCATTCCCTTTACAGGGCTTCTAGGGATTGGATACCCAAGCCTTGTAGCCCCAAGGCTAAAATACTCTTGAAAGCATTAATATCATGGTGCAAATAAATCATAAATCCCGCTCATCTTCCTCGTCATCAATACGGTCATCATCAATAAACTGCTCCTCATACTCTATCATCGCAAAGGTAGGGTGGTAGTTTTTAGTGCTAGACCAAACCTCCGTGCCAACTTTCTTCGCTATCACCTCTCCTGCTGTATTCACCAGAGTTAAGCTCCCCACCTCCAAAGCTGTAATAGTCTTTTCTATCTTCTCTCTCTTTCCCTCAATCCAATCAAGTAAATCAGCCCCTACATGAATAGCATGATCATCTAGTATCTCCACCAATGCCAATGTCTTACTAAGCTTACCAATCAATGGAGGAAAACTGTTTACACCAGTGGCAAAAGGGACAGAATACATGGAAGACAATCTAGCATTTATCACTGCATCAGCATCAGCAATATACTGTCGTAAATCCTCATTAGTTAGCTCTAATTGGTCAAGCTTTTTATACAACCGACGCAAATCATTCGGGTGACTGTATAGGCCAGCCTCATCTGCAGTGGTCTCTACTACCTCAAACAGCCCCCGGCTGATGTAATCCTTATCCCCAACAGTTACCTTCCATACATAACTATACATGCCAACCGTGGAAGGTAGAGTCTGGAGGACGTAGTAATCATAATCACTACTCTGCGATGCTGTAACACTGGACACTAGAGTTCCATTTTTGTCATAGATAGCTAGTAAAGGTTCTGTGCCTGGGGGAATACTAAAGCTAATGGTAAACTGCTTGGTATCCCCTTTCTCATACTTCTCATACTCTGTCTCTACCTCGCCAGCCATCCCCAAGTAGTCTTTTATCTCAAATGCCAATGCACCCCCCTCCTATACATACTTACCTTCCAAGTCTTTTGTCTGAACCTTAATTCTACTCCTCAAATACTTTATCAAGTCCTCACTACTTGCAAACCTAGCCATCATAACTGTAGGACTACCATCTATCTGTCTATCTGCCTTCAATGCCCAAGCCACCTCAAACCCCCTACCCAGTATAGCCAATGCCTCTGTGTAGTAAGGCAATCCATCCTCCTCCAAATGGTCACCAGAGCCAAGAAAATTCTCTTGAAACATCCTCACTGCCCGCTCACATAGCTCCACCACCTCTGGGGTCACTTGCCTTCCATTCCCCTCCAATATATACCGAGCCATGTGAACCCAATCTCTCATGATGAGGTACTTCCCCAGCGTCCGCTCTGGATACTTTTCCCTATCCCTCTTCACGAGGTTGATATTGCGATAGAACTTCCTCCGCCGTCTCTCCTCACTCAAATACCCATCATGAGCCAATCCCACATCAGCCAAACAAACTACCGGCACCACAGCCTCCTTGCCCGGTAGGCGTGGGTGCTCATGCACCATCCCCCAAAACTTAATCCCCAACCCATTTCTAAACACCCTCACCGGCTGGTCAGGTTTAAACGGATGTTCTGGAAAGATGCTGAAATGATGTTGTTTTATCACATAGCCATTATACATATTAGTCCGCAAATATTTAAATAAATCTCTAGCCTCAATCAGCTCCTCATCCGCATCCATCCAAAGGATGAAATCAGTGGTAGCATGCTTTATGCATTCATTCCTCACCACATCAAACCCTACCTCCAACGGGTTAGGTCCCTTGTATACCTTGTCTGTATACTGTTTTGCTATCTCTACCGTGCTATCACTACTACCTGTATCCATCACAATAATCTCATCAAACGCACTAGCACTCTTCAATGCCCTATGTAACATTGCCTCAGCATCCTTTACTATCAAACAAGCTGCTATTGTTTGTCTAGGTCGTTGTATAAAGCACTTCCGTCCCATATCCACTTGTCCTACTTCAACACTGCTCTTCTGTCTATATGTAACAAAATGCCAACCCAACGGCTCACCATCCCTAGGGCTATTGCCAGCCAAGCCTACATTGACTGTGTATTCAGGTTTCTTACCAAACATATCCCGTAGGTCATGTCTATCAAAATGCCAAAAATGCCCTTTATACTTCAGCTCACCACCAGAAGCTCCCCAAGACCCAAACGGAACACTAATCAATACATGTCCACCTTCCTTTACCCACTTTTCTACTTTTCTCATTACTGTCCATGGTTGTCTAAAATGCTCTAAAATCTCAAAAGCCACTAAACAATCATATTGTCCAAGGACACTATTCTCATCCCCCACCACAAAATTAACATTGCTGTATTTGTTCAATCGCTTTGCCAGCTCCACTTTTTCTGACACTACCTCTACACCAGTGAAATGCACAGTGGGGAACTGTTTAGCTAGGTTAAAAACATATTGGCCTACATCACTCCCAAAATCCACTGCTGTCTTTATGTCTGGATGCTCCTTCAGGTAATCCACCAAAAACTGAAGCCTCACAGGGCTGACCATCCCCTCTATCTCTTCTATACTTTTCACCCCAGTAGGGCCTTCCTCTAGAAACTGCTCTGTGTAAAACTGTTTTACCCCCTCTGCAGCTCCCTGATATTGTTTGTCAATCTCTACCCTTTCTTCCTCACCCATCAAGGCTCTAGCAGCCTCTATGTCTTCATAGTAAATAAAATGTTTTTTCAACCTTTCTTTGTCCTGTGTTTGTTCAGAAAAGAACTGATGAAACTTCTCCATCCACTGCCCCACTACCTTTCCCCAATCAAACTCCTCTGCTCTCTCCCTCCCCCGCTCTGCAAGTTGTCTCCTTTTGGATGGGCTTCTAGCCAAATAGAGAAGAGCCTTAATAAACCTGTCCTGGTAATCTGGGGTAGATGCCTGCCCTGATACAAAATATCCACAATCCCCCAACACCTCACGCAGTGCGCCTACATCATTACAAACAAAAACTGTTCCACTTGCCATTGCTTCCACTGCACTGATACAAAACACCTCTTCAAAATCACTACAATAAGCATATATCCCTGCACTTTGGTACTGTTTATAAAGCTCCTGTTTATTCAGATGTCCTAGGTTAGTACAGTTAGGTAGCTCTTCAATCCTACCCCAAAGATACTCATACAGCCCCCTCATCTCAGGCACAGTGTTATCATACCCAGCTACATAGAGATGAAACCTAGGCTCTATCTTTAGTAACTTCTCCATTACCCCATCAGGCCCTACCAAATTAACCAGCCCACGCTCTGGTCTGGCACAATAAAGTAACCTGTATGGGTCTCCTTCACCAAATGGGATTTCCTCAACTGATACCCCATTATGTATTGGCCAGAATACCTGCTCTGGTAGCCCGTATACCTCCCTTTGTTGCTCTGCATGCCACTGGCTTACTGTGACCACTCTGTCTACATTCCACATTACTTGGTGTACACTGACCTTGTTTCTCTTTAGGGCCAGATCATGGTTCCACAGTATATTCAACCTGCTGCAAGCCCTCCCAGCGAAAGCCTGAGGCCACCGTTGGACAATAGTTATGTCATGTGGAAAGCTGGTGATATATTTAGATGCCTGAGTTAGAGGTCTATATATTACTCCATCATAAACCCCAGGGCCACTAGCAGGGGGGACATCACAGTTACAAAACACTGTCACCCTGTTCCCTAGCTGTGCTAAATGCTTAGCCAAACACAACCCGCATGTTTCACTCCCACCAAGGCTATGCTTATTCAAACTGTCACCGCTAAATGCCATCCCTGGCACCACCAACACTACATCAAAAGTATAGCTCCTCCTCATATCCTTGCTCCTCATCTCTCCTCTATATTATTTATTTGTTTCTTCCTGCACATCAAGCATCCCTCATATTCCATCACTTCCCCCAAGATGCCTTCCCCCTATATTTTTTATTATAAATCTCCCATAACCTCTTCATTATCTTCTCATACCTTGCAACCCACACCCTGTCCCAGTCGCTGTCCAAGCCTTCATGCGAGGCTTTCGCCTCAGCTATGAAAACAAGGTCAGATATAAGTTGCTGTCTCTCCACTTCACCATTATCCAAATAATCAGCAATAGCGTGGAACCGCTCTGCCAGCATGGCATCACGGCTGGTATGCTGCATTCCATGCAATCTGGCATCCTCTAATAACCACTGCACCTCTTTAGAGCAATGAAAAGATGCACAGGCATAGGCCATAAAGACGCAAAGGAATAACAGCACCGTTCTACGGAACATAAATCCCTCCTTGTGTCTGCTTCCAAGGCACTTTCGTGTATATCCAGCTATGTGGAAATCCTCTTAACATGCGATAAATGGGTGAGCGATGCATATTTTCACGGATTTCATCCTGACTTAACGCATAATTATGAATACAAGGACTAGCAATTATGCCCTGGAAATACATTTCACTCAGTGTATTGTAGTAAAATCTCCCTATAACTGTTTTGGGAGTTGAATTATAGGCTAAGCCTCGTGTCTTTATATCTTCAAAAACACCATTAACATAAAGCTTATTAGTGTCCTCTTTGTGAATTACAACTATATAATACCATTTGCGCATAAGTGGAAACCAAGAGGTCTCAACATAAGTGCAACCATCACTGTCACCAACTAGTGCGGAAATATTATGGCTAGTGCTGATTGACAAGTTAATCCCATGTTTGTAATCTGACTTATTTGTAATAATTCCATTCCAATCTTCTAATCTGTAAGCACATGCCCATACTCCGATAGTAATCTCTTGAGGATACAAACCCTTCTTCTGCCCACAATCAATATAATCAGTAGCCCAAGTAAACCTGTATCCCATTACTCCAGGTGCAATCATATATGGCCTTGCGCCGCCGTAAGGCGTCCCGTGGTTGCCCTTTCTTGACAGGTCAACCCATTTGCCAGAGCGGACATCCAGTGGGTGATATGACAAGTCCAGGACTTTCATTCTGTTACTCCTACTTTCTCGGCAATTTTCTTCTGCCTGATAATTAACTCTTTAAACTTAGCCAAAAATATCTTGTTATGGTCAACTGGGTCAGGCACTTCTTTAATAATCTCCTCTACATGCACTCCGCCCAGTTTGTTTTTTGTCCGTTTGTATTCTTTAACTTTCACATTTACCTCCTAAAATCCAAGATAACTGTCATAACTGCCTCTATCTCAGAAACAATTCTATATAACTATCTGCACTTCCCCTTGAACAATTGAGCCTCATCTTTGCATTCTCAGTAGTGGCGATGTAACCATAAACTCTAACCCTTAAAGCCAACCTCTCATCTGCTGCAACTGTAAAGCCTGTACTCAAATCCAAAAATGCCTGTCCTGAGCACGTTTGGTAATCAGCAGAATTGGTAGAAAAGTTAGGCGTGGCATCAGCACTCACTTTACTGGTGAAATTACCTGAACTGTCCATCACACCAAGATTGAAAGTAGCCTTCGTCCAATAAATATTGCCATCAGTCTCCCCAGTTCTAGCAATGCTCACAGAACAAACTGCACGAACTGCCTGTGCTCCAATCTGTCTCGGCCGACCCACCAAATCAGCCAACACAAATGTCTTGTCTATCTGCAGAGCCTCACTAGTATCTGTAATTCCAGTCTTTTCCTCATAATCTAAGTCACTAGTGTCTGAATCCTCTAAATCTGATGGACTAGGGTTTTCCATCAACAAATATGTATGTGTAGAACCCCAAGGGTATGCGTCATTAACCTTCTGCGCAACAAGAATGGTCGAGCCCAACAAATCCTTTATCCAAACTCTCATAGCCGTATCCCCCTACTTTATACTCTGCTCCCCCTAGCAATCTCCTCTTCCTGTTTTTTCAGCCGCCGCCTAGCCAACTGAACCTCCCTCACTACCCGCTTTCCCCCACTCTTTTTTAAATACTCCAACACTCTGTCTAAATTCCTCTCTAACACATCCACTTGACGCTGCAACTTAGCCAAATCAGCCTGTAAATATAAAATCTCCATTCTTCACCTACCTCCTCTCACTTAAAAAAATAGGGTAGAGGCCGAGGAGCAAAACCCCTACCCTACAAAATGGCATGCACATGCCAGAAAAGACTCTCATCCAAGCCGCTCCTCTAACTACCACTACCACCCTATTGAGAACTCCCAACATTCACCCTCAATACAGCTAGGTTGCTATCCACGATTTTTTCATCCTGATAGTAACCAACATGGATATCCTGCCTGCCTGCCTTGGGGTCAAAGGGGAACACCCTAACAACCCAGTTAGGCATATTAGGCACTGTCCATCTAAAGCTGTATCCAAAACTGGGCACATCAATAGCTGGTTTGGGTGGAATGTAGGCATAGAGCACGCTGTCATTCCATATTTGGGAAAGAGACATAGTAGCCCCTTTCGCAGCAGTGTTATAGTACGCCCCGCCAATCAAGACCTTATCCACCTCAAGCAGAGTAGCCACCTGGTCTACCTTGGGGATGCCCCCACCATGTGGATATAGAAGCTCCCGTATCTCTTTACTATCACGGAACTTACGCCATGCTGCCTTTCCAAATACTATTACATTGGGTTTATATCCACTTATATCCTCCAGCATAGCTATATCACTTTGTGCATCCTCATAGGGGTCAGCATTATCTGTACCCCAAGCACTAGCCGTGGTAGTATATGTACCCACATTACTGGTGCTGGTCACCATACGAGCTACACGCAACTCATAGTTAATCAACAGTAAATCAGTGATAAAATTAGCCCGTCTCCGCCTAGACCGTATAGCCACATCAGCATTAGCTGCCTCCTCAGCAGTGATGTAAGTCCCTAGGGCATAATTAACACAGTTATACCCATCACTACTTACATCAAAACTGACCATGTTAGGTGGCTGCCCAGGTACACGGTAATCACGAGTCTCCCTAAACTTATCCCCCTGATTGAACACATAGAAATTGTCACTCTTTTTTGTCACAGGGACAATGGGGAAAATCTGGTCTGCAATAAACCCCTGTGGCCTGTAATCTATTGCTAGATTACTCAGCGCTGCATCTATGTGTACATCATCAGGGCTCATATCATACATCTTCACCGTATATATTCTTCCCATTTCACTCATCTTCACTTACCTCCTTATGGTACGCTAGTAACATTCGCTACCGCATTTGCACAATGGATAAAAGCCACTGCTTGTCCACCGCTACTTGCACCTTCAATTACCCATCCAATTGTTCTCTTTCCACTTCCAGTTGTGCTACAACTCAATGCCCATCCGCCACTTCCACAATAAATTTTATCACCAGCACTCACTGCACCCCCAACCTTTACTGGCGTCACACCAAGCGGGCAAACCTCAGCCCATTCACTTGCCTCTGGTTTGTTCTGTAACACCCCAGCGCACACTTGGGTGGGGGCTGCATCCACTACATCAACCTGAGCATCACCAGATATCTCCACTAAGAAATACTGTTTCCCGCTCAGGTCGTTCTCAGCCTTGGCTGTAAAATTGCAAGGCTGTCCACCTTTATATGGATTTCCACTATATGTCATCGCTCTTTACCTCCTATTCTTTAAACTCTGCATACCGCTTTGCTAGGTCTGGATCAGCTTTCAACACCGCTTCAAATGCCTCTGCATACTTAACTCTATGCTCTGCCATATACGCCTTCACCTTAGCATCCACCTCTTGCCCCACACTAGCAAACTCACCATCACCTTTTACATTACCCAACTGTTCGGTGAAAGAAACCTTGGAGTCTTGCCTTGTAAGGTAAATTCTAATCATATCAGCAAGACTAGCCTCTTTACTCTCACCCTTCTCATCCTTGACCTGATATTCTTTCTTCTCAGGTGCATAGAGAAGTAATTGGGTAACCAGTTCCTCATCCCTTGGCAGAACTTTGCCCTGTGCCTTGAGGTCTTTGACAAAGGTCTGGACTTCCATTGTCTTCTGCTTCAACTCCAACTCCCTATTCTTTGCCTCTACCTCTTCAGCCTTTTTCCGCAGCTGTTCTGCCTCATCCCTGTACTTTTTCAGCTCACTAATTTCAGCCTCTTTTGCCTCAAGCTCTTGCTGGAGCTTTTTGGCTTCTTCCTCAGTAGCCTTCCTCTGCGCCTCCTTTAACTGCTCTACCTGTCCAGTGAGCTGTGCAATCTCCTCATCCTTCCTTTTAATCAACTCAGCAAATTCTTTCTCTGTCATCTCTTCATCCTCCTTCAATGAAAATAAATGTTTTGGGATTTCCTCATCTGGAACCCCCAGTTTTCTATATAAAGCCACCAGCTTTTGCTTGACTTTTTTAGTCTCGCCCGGTGGTAACTCTACCTTCCTACCCCTAAACCCACCTGGGCTAAGTGCTGCAACAGCCCTACCCAACTGAACTCTGGTTACTTTTTTATCAGGGTCCTCCCAAATCCGTAACTTCCAGGTGCTAGGTTTTTCTGGGTCTGGAACATATAAATAAGCTTCTTTTGGATACTGTACCCCATCCTCAGTCTTCATCACCTTAGCAAACCCCCTCCATTCCTCCACCGTATACGGTCTGCTTTCACTAAGTGGTAACGGGGGCGGGTTTAACCACTTTTTTGCCTCCTCCATCGTCCACTTCCTACGGTCAAATAACCAACTCTGTATATACACCCGCTCATCCTGTCCCTCTTTCAACACTCCCCCTACATACCGCACGCCCTCAGCACCGCTAAAAGTATTCTCCTTCAACGTGGTAACATCAAATGCGCTCTCAGGATGCACTTCTGCCACTACATGCTCTAAATTCTCTTTCCACACTATCATATACTCCCTCCTTTCCTCACCAAGCTCATACACATGCAACTCCCCACTCTCATTCTGCTGGGTGAGGAACTTTGATATATCAGCCAAGGTGGTTACTGCTGGGATGCTTGAACCCAGTATGGCCACTGCACTGAGTACCCTGGGGTATTTCTTTCCCTCATCCCTGTAATTCCACAACACCTCTGCACTCCTTCTACCATACAACCCATTCTTAATCGCCTGCATAAGTGTTTTAGGGACATTGCTAATTGTAGCCAGTAGTTTCTTCCCCTTGCGTTTTAGCTCTGTAACAAAGCCAAGTGCCGGCTGCTCTGTAGCATCTTTAGGCTGAGCCTTATGACCTAACTTCACCACCGGTTTCCATTTCCCTTTTAACTCCTTAAAAGCCCTTACCATCTCGTCTAAGTCTGCCTCAGTATACTTATCACCATTCCACTCCCCTGCAGCAAAAACCTCTACATCCTTTAACACCCCTTTACTCTCATACTCCACTAGCACTACTTCACCCACATCATTGAACACCACATGGGGTGTCTCATCCACCTCTGCATTCACTTTTCTAGCCACTGCATTAGCCTGCCGTATAGCACTAACCTCACACTCTTCCTGTTTCCTACCCTGCTTTAGACATCTATCAAGTGCACCATTGGCCACTCTTACCCAAACCTCTTTCTGTTTATCATTTAGTCCTTTTATATGTTTCTCTACATCTTCTTTATTCCATGGCATTCTACTTCTCCCTCTTTATTGTTTTATAGGGTGATTTAGTTACAAAATTTAATCCCCCTTCTTTCCTCCTTTCTTTTTTCCATACGGGGGGGTGGCTATTGAGCTATCATCTATCCCATCTGTTTTTATTTCCTCATCTTCATCCTTCCTTCTAACACACCACATCATTCCTTCTTTCCTCCTGGCAAAACACGATAATATCTAAAATTATATCGTTTGGACACCTTTTGCATAATCTCATGCGTATGGTCTTTCCAGATTGCCCATTCATCCTCTCCCGCTTTCCATCTTGACTCATACTTATCCATTAATGTATCTCTCTCTGCACCCCAACTATAAAAAGCCTCCTCAGCCACAGACGTATAATCTATCCCTACTTTCTTCTCCATCACATACTTAGTCCCATCATGCCCATATACCACCATTCTTCGTATCCCCTGAGATTGGCAAAAAAGATATACATCTTGTGCACTAAAAGAGGCGCTGCCAGGATGGTTATGTATCCCAACTAACTTCCTTTTAGGGTTCTCCATCAATGCAATTGTCTCCTCATCAAACTTCACTACACTCTTCCCCCCTACAAGCACCTTCCCCACTTGTCGTCCCTCCTCCATGTCTACCAAATAAGCTACTTCTACCCCTTTACTCTTCCCAATCTCCAATGCACTCTCCCCTAACCTATCCACCACCTCTTCCACAACATACTGTGGAGGGGTAGAAGATGGGCCCCCCACTCTACCCCCAAACTCTTCTGGTATCAGTGCCAACAGCTCATCCTTCTCCTGCCTAGTAATAGGGGTGAAGGGGTGTGTCATCATGTCATCCCTAGTTACTGGGATCAGCAATGAACGGCAATTATGCACTACCACTCCATTAACCACATAACTCTCATCCCCCTCCACACTTAGGTTATATAACCGCTGGTGGTACTTCATCTGGCTAGTCCCTACAGCTATTACCACTGCTGTCACAAACCCCCCATCCTGCCATACTGTTATCCTATCACCCACCTCTAACCTCTTCACTGGTACCCAACCAGGGGTAGCCAACACTGGATGGTCTGGGGTAACTGGAGGGAGGGTTATAGTACCTGTTCCTATATCCAGTATCACCTTATATGCCAACCCTTTATAGGTAGTGGGGGCTTGGCGGTGGTGGACAAAAGTAACAGGCATATACCTGCCCAAATGGGTCAGCACTTTATCACCCAGCTTTATATCTTTAATTGGCTTGTAGCCTTTATCTGTTAGCACAGGGGTTTTAGGGGAGAGAAAACAATTGTGGTGCAGCGGAGGGATAAAACGCTCCATGTCTGGGTCATTCTTAGGTATCACTTTCCCATCAGCCTTTCTGCATATCTCAGTCGTCCTGCTGTCCAATATAGCAGAGAACTCCATCGCAGGGACATAATCCCCAGCTTGCTGCATCATGGATACCCGCCCATGATTATATGCTGCAGTGGTATTTGTCCGTACCAACTTTTCTATACTATACGGAGTGACAGCCCCTGGTACTAGTACCGCCGGGTCACCTACATATGGTTGATAGGCTTGTTGGATTTTCTGTATGGTCTCTTTCAGTGGAATGCCCTTTTTAAGGGACTCCATCAGGATGTTTTGCACCTTAAAACGGAGTTGTGAATTCAATATTTCCTTTGTTTGTATGCCTTTGCTCTTTAGCCATTCCAGCGCTGCTGTAGGTGCAAAAGGGTTAAGTCTCTTGTAGTGCTTCTTCCCTATCTCCCTCTCTACCTCTTTCCTCCCCTCATAAAAAGCCAAACGGAGCATCTCAGTGATAACCTCTTGCAACTTACCACCATACTTCAGCTCTAGCTTTTGTATCAGGGTAGGGCGCAACTCCCCTTTCCCCATTCTCTTACTCACAAAATCAATCAACCAGTCCCTTTGTTGCTTTATTACCCCTGTTATCTTCTCCACGCTGTTCCTATCCAACTGGTCTAGGTATCTTTGTATCCGTTCAAATTGACATTTTTTCTCATATGGGCTGAGGGGGCGGAAATAAGTAGTGTAAGACCTAAGCTGATATCCCCCCTCTTCCTCCTCTCTTTCAGGCCAGCCAAGATGTTGCCGTAGCTTATTCTCATCTTTAAGAGTAGGTGATATGACTCCTTTTTCCACTGCATCAATAAACAACTTAGCCATAGCCTGTCGCTTTTCCTCATCCATTGGTCTGAATTTAAATTTGGGGTATTTGTCCACAGCATAATTAAAACTGACTAGCTCCCTTACCAACTGCTCATTCAGCACCTCTTCCAAGTCCCGCCTATGTTTGTCTACAATCTGGAGAAACACATCAAAATGAACCTTCCCCTGACTGTAACTACCGTAATGTCCTTGTTCACTTACCCCTAACAAATTGGGTATTAACAAACTACGTGCGATAGCCATATCATGGACAGCAATGGCATCCTTGTATGTAGACGCCCCCCGTCCACTCACCTCTGGAAAGTCCAGCTCTACCCCATCAGGTAATACTATACTAGTTCTAGCCTGTAGGTTGTCTAGAATATTTTTTAGGGTTGTCCTTTCATTTTTAGTCAAAGCCTTCTTTAGTGTCCCCACGGCAGGCGGCATACTATACCGTTCTAGATAGATGTTATACAGTTTTATTATCACGTCCTTGCTCCACCACGCTCTGTAGGCTTCTCGTAAATCACTTACACCGTACCAATTATCAAACTCTTTGCGGTAAGTGTAAATAATGAACTTATTTGGGGGGAGCTTACGTGTGCCGAAGCCCTGCCACACCCCATTCTTTCGTAAATTACCAAACTCATCCACATCAAAATCCACCCCATGGGGTTTCCTAGTCTTTATTGCCTTTACCCCTACCTTTCCACCATAGGGCTCAGTGCCTGGGAGCAGGGTATAAACTTTTTCACTCACACTAAATCCATAGTCAAATGCTGTCATAATGTTCAACAACACATCTTCAAACGTCCCCTTTACTCTCTCTAAGTTATGTTTCACAAACTCTGCTACTTCTATATCAGCCTCATCATCACTAGCTGGCTCTACCACCCAGCCTGAACACAACACAGCAAATTTACGTAGGTTCATGCATCCCTTCACTGTGTCATCCCTGCGTATTTTGTCATATATCCTCAACCCACCTTTTCTACTTGCCAGCGTATCAGGATTATAGGGGGTAAAAAGAGCAGTAGGGTATAACAGGGTCTCCCTGCTCATCAGCTCTTTATCAAGCTGAGCCTCCCTGGTAGGGGTGGTCTGGAATATCTTTTTAATATGACCAAAAATAGACATTTTTTCCTTTCTATCTAGTTAATAAGGCAATTTAACTGCAAAATTTAGCTCTCCATCATCAGCTTTTTCAACTCCGCCTTAAACCGCCTAACTACATTGCTCACTGTGGCCTCAGATACCTGCATCATCGCTGCTACCTCTTTTTGTGAGTACCCACCAAAAAGAGACAACACAACCATAGCCCGATGCCCTTCAGTAAGGGTGGACAAAAGAGCCTGGTATTGGTCATCTGATACCCAAGAGGGTATAGACGCTGCCTTCCCCTCTTCCACTCTACTTTCTACCTGAGCAGTAACAGGGTCAGTAGAAAACTCCCTCAATACCCGCTGCATTATCTTGGACAAGTATTGGACAACATCCCCTGCTGGCCTATTCACATCCACTTTTCCCACCTTCACCAACTGCCACAAACGCAATGAAGCCTCAGCCTGCATATCCTCCCAGTATTGCTCTTTGCCTTTATGTTCAGAGCGGAGGAAATACCCCACCATCACCTTTACCAATGGCCAAAGCGCCTCAAACTGCATCTTTTTCAGCTCCTCCTGTACCCGCTTCATTTGCTCATTCAGGTTATCTACTTCCATCCCCCCTCCTAACCTTCCACTCATGTAACACTACCTTGTCTTTTAACCTAACCAGCCGATGGTATTGATATGCAGGGGTGCTCAAGACTATATGTGAGTAATGGGTAGTGAGGAACTTTTTAAACTGGTTACATTGAAACAAACCTCGTATAAGCTCCCTCTCCACTGCCATCAGCTCATCTTCCATACTTCCTACCCTTACTTGTAACATAGCATCCTCCTCACCGCTCTTATTACCCTCTCTACCTTTATCCCTTTCATGCATTCATAGTTAGAGCAAGAAAAAAAGAGGTCTTTGCCTTGGCAGGGGGCACAAGGTAAACTGCTATCCAAAACAATGCCTTTTTTAGTGAAATACGGTCGGTTTTTTGTAATGAGAGTGGGGCCAAACAAGGTAATCAAAGGGATACCCAAAGCATCAGCCACATGCATCAGCCCACTATCATTCATCACTGCAAGATCACACTGGCTAATTACCTTTGCAGTCTCCGAAATAGTAAGTTTACCAGCATAGTTTACCCCCCTCCCCTTACATGCTTCTACTACTCTCTGCCCTTCCAGCCACTCCTCTTCACCCCCAACCCAAACCACCCTTGCATCATATTCTTTTACAAGTACCTGTGCGAGCTGGAGGAAATAAGGCCATTTCTTCTTTTGCCAAACAGGCTGGTTTACAGACCCATTACACAAACAGACATTTATCCCCATCTTAGGCAGGATAGGCCCCTGTGCTAGAGGGATATATGGAGCAGGTATCAACCCCTTATATCCCAGCTCATACACGTAACTCATATAATACTCCACCTCATGTTCCCCACTCTCCCACCGTGGGGGTCTCTGGGGTAAAGTAGTCAAGCTAAGCAAGATTTCATGGACTGCCCCACCACCCCACTGAGTTACAAAAAATAAATCATACCCATCTAAGGAACATGGAAAAAGCCTAATATTATCTATCAAAAACCACTTTTCACATACCTCAATCACTGCATCAGAGCGGTTATCTTTCCACTTCTTATCAAACACTACATCAAGAGTAGCATTGGGGTATAAAGCCCAAAGAGCCTTCAACGCTGAGGAAAACAAAATCCAATTACCTAGACCATTCTGAAACCCAGTACATATCCTCACTCTCTATCCCTCCCTCCATGTGGAACACTGGGGCTCCTCCCCCATATGGGTAACCAACCCCGGCACCACCATTACATATTTGCCCTGCCTAACACAGCTATTCTCTGCTCCCCACCCATCCCTATCTCCTATCAAATAGTGGTCTATGTTACTCCCTCTACCCCTATCGGGCATCCCTCGCTCCGTGCCATCTGGATTTAGGCGAGGGATGGGTAAAAGGCTATCCCAAAACGCCCTTTCTGCCACCAAACACGTAGCCCGCTCCAGTTTTTTAAACTCCACTGGACGGTCCCGCCATGAAATAGCATCTACAGGGTGGTGTTCTGGACTATCAAACCCACCAAAAAACCCTATGGGGTAGTCTCTCCGTAGCTCCTCATATGCATCAATAAGCACCCGTATCCACCCCCGCTTTACCTCTACATCATCTTGTAGGTAAGCAAAATATTTAGCTGGGGTATAGAACTGCCCAAATACTTTAGACACCCCATACAATACATTCAACCCATAGCACACCCCCTGCCGTCGTTTATTCAAAATAACTGCACAAAGCCTACCATCATACAACCGCCGTAAATAATCCCCTGTTCCATCACTACTACAATCATCCGCTATAAACAGACGAAAAGGCACAGTAGTGCTTCTAAATATGCTATCCAAAGTCCTCCTCAACAAACTACAGCGGTTATACGTAGTAACACCTATATCTACCACCGTCGCGCTCTCTATTCCTCTTACCATCACTCTATCCCTCTCAGTCTGTCTCAAAAAGATGCTATTATAGTCTATCTTCATTCTCCAACCCTCTTATATCCTGTCAATTCAAAAAACGCACTATACAACTGCTCAATCTTTTCAATCTGGCCTGCAGTCAAATAGTACCTAAAACCAGCTAGCTTTCTATCATGCACCCAATCCCTCCTCAGCCTACTTTCTAACCCATTCACCTGCAAAGCTCTATCTACAACATCCAGAGGGGCATCCACCCCCAAATACCTGAACAACTGCCTAAAGACAATAGATGCATGGGGACCAGTGGCCCATTCATAAGAGACTAAATGTACAAATGGTTCCCCCCAATACCCCAAAAACCAATTCACATACCGTGACAGACAATTAGGATGGTCAATCAAGATATCAATACTTTCCCTTAGTCTCTTTCCTTTTACTACTGGGTCCAAGGGGTGAGAGGGGATATCACGGACATAAAAATAAACAGACACCACCACATCCCGTATATCCCTGTATATACCAAATACCTGTCTATCCCTACATAAACCTAAACTGCTTGAATAAGGTAAGTGTTGATGGCCATCCACAGCATCATTCAGCACCTGCACTCCTACTCTCTTAGCAATATACCTAATAACATCATGGAAATACACTGAGGCACTTCTAGGCATCCCCACTGCATACACCCCCTTCATCCCCTCTTCCCCTCCTTCCAAAATACCATCAAACTATGTTCCTCCCCTGTTCCATCCACATTCCCCACCACCTCAGCCATTATGCAGTGCAGTGGGGGAAACAGATGTTTATATGTATCTATCCCCCTATACCAAATATGCTCTTTATCCTCCAACCAAACACTGGTATTCTCATACAATACTAGATACCCATCTGGGGCTAATACTCTAGTAAGCTCACCAGCTGCCCGCTTTACGCAGGAGGGGGGGATGTGTTGAAGAGCTGTCCAGCTAAACACACCACCAAACTGAGCATTGGAAAAGGGAAGTTGCAAGCCACCATACTGGGTAAAAATCCCTTTTGGCGCCCTTTTTTTAGCTTCCTTTACAGCCCACTCCACTATATCCACCCCATACACCTGTTCGCAAAAAGAGGCCAAAAAAGCAGACCACCTACCCCAGCCACAACCAAAATCTAACACTACTCTATCATGGAATAGAAACCGTAACAGCTCTCCATATTGCTTTTGAAACCAAGCTGTCTGAGCTGTAAGCTGGGCTGGGGTTAGCTTACAATGGCCTACTGCCTTGCACCCCTGCTCCTTATACCTTTTACACCAATACTTCCTTCCCCCTTCTTTCATATCTTTCCCTACCCCTCCGCTCTTTTTTTATCACCTGTGCAATACGCAATGTAAGATATTCCACAATCTCTTCCACTACTTTATCCTCTATTGTTACACCATGTTTTCTTGCAATCTCTATAATGTTCTGTTTGTGCAAATTAAACAAATCCTCTTTACTCATCCTTGCCATTTTTCATTTCCCCTCCACAAAAAACATTACAAATTTGGTTCAGGATCCTGACAATAAATACAGGGTTCACCAATCTCCTCAAACCGCATTTGGTAAAGTAACCTCAAAAAGCCATGTCTCCTTTCCCCATTCCATATCTCAGTTATACCCTGCTCCATTATATTGCCAAACTTCACCTGACACTTATAATCCATGCAACATGGATAGAAATCCCCATCAACACTCACCATTGCCTCGCTATGGATTACCCTAGAAGGTATCAGTGGGCATATACTAGTCCTCCTCTTTTTCCTCTCATACATAACTGCCCAATAGCCAATCCCCTGTATATTCACACTATCTACTCTTCCATGCAAACTCTCCACTACCTTCCATGTAGTATCTTCCACCCCATCATAAACCCAAGGCTTATCCTCCTCTTTTTTAGGATACATAAAATGCATGTATCTGGGGTAACTTATA